TCAGGTACTCGTGGGAGACCTGGGCGAACTTGCGGCGCTCGTCCGTGTCCAGGTACAGGTAGTCCACGTACAGAGACGCGGCGACCAGGTTGTTGTTGTTCACGCGGTCACGGATTACGTGGTTGTTCGCGTTCTGGGGTGCAATGTCCCAGCACAGGTTGCGGATGTCGTTGAACTCCAGGTTCACGCGCACCTCGTGGTACTGCAGGGCAATCAGAGGCAGCGCCAGGCCAGGGTTGCGGCAGAACCAGAACTGGAGAGGGATGTACAGGGTGTACTCGGGCGCGCACTTCAGCACCTCGTCCAGGGTGTTAGGCTCGCCGCTGGAGCAGTCGGCGTCGCAGTCCTCGCCGCCCTGCACCAGCAGGTTCGTCAGCTGGGGCACATTGCCAACCATCTTGGCATAGCCGGCCTGCTTGCCCGCCTCCTGGGTCAGCTCATTCCAGATGTGCATCCAGTTGCCATAGTGCTTGTCGATGCGCTGGCCGCCAATCTCGATCTCAACGTTCTTGATCAGATTGTGGCCCACCCAGTTCAGCCAGCGGAACTGGGCGCCAGAGCCGTCCGTCGCAGAGTTCAGGGTCACCTTGGGCAGGGTGGCCTGGAGGTACATGCGGTGGATCAGGTCACCGTTGCGCTGGATAGTGCAGGTCACCTTGCGAGAGAAGCCAGGAGAGCCGTTGAAGGGGTTCTCAATGGACTCCATCGCGAAGTTGGTGTGGCGGCGATACACCACCTTGAAGAAGGTAATCTGGGGATTACCGGTCAGGTACACGTCCTGAGCGCCATACGCGACGAGCTGCATTAAGCCACCACCAGTCATTTCTGTTTATAACTTCTCCTTAGAAAATAATTTCATGGAAGGCGAGAAATTGCCGAAATATCTGCCGGAGACTTTCATTTTTCAGTAGCAGCAATGGTCTAAACATAGCCCCTACACCTAGGTAGGATGGATTCAAATAATGCCTTTTTTAGTATAAGGCCTACACGAAGAAGTAATCCAGAATGTCGAACGACTCTGGATGCGCTGCATCGGTACCATACGAACCGTATCACGGGCAAGCAGGCTAACATTGACGTTATACAGGGCCAAATATCGAGTTACACAGGTCATATGGAGGCTAGTAAATCGGAAATGGAGGCGTCCGTTTTGGAGGAGAAGCGGACGGCGGCCAAAAAGGAACTCAATCGGCTCGAGTCGAATACGGAGATGTATGATTATTATTTGAATGCGGGACCGGTCCTATATGATTATTATGACATTCAGGATAAAATTCAGAGTGGCGTGGCGCCTATAGCGAAGCGGTCTGGCACAAAACAGAAGCCGGGGAGTGTCCTCGCGGCGCTCGAGGTGGCAGCACAAGAAGGCGGCACGGCGGCCGCCCCTACAACCAAAAAGCAGGGCGAGGAATTGCGGAGAGATAAATTACTCGAGTCGTACTTGCAGAAAATCGATCCGGAACATGCTCGGTCCTCTCACGAAATCGAATTCGAGACGTTTGGAGATTGCCCCCATTGTGATACGGAAATGATTTTCAGTGCGAACGAGGCGAATTTCACTTGCAGCAATTGCGGCTTCCAGGATTTCGTTCTGGTGGATTCGGACAAGCCGTCCTATAAGGACCCGCCCCGTGAAGTGAGCTACTATGCCTATAAGCGTATCAATCATTTCAACGAGTGGTTGGCGCAATTTCAGGCGAAGGAAACGACTGAAATTCCGCAGGAAGTTTACGATGCGATTTTGGTGGAACTCAAGAAGGAACGGATCATGGATTTCCGAACTCTGAAGGCATCCAAGGTCAAGGAAATTCTGAAGAAGATGAAATTCAACAAGTATTATGAACATATTCCGCACATTATAAATCGCCTGAACGGCCAGACAGCGGCGGTGATGAGCAGGGAAATTGAGGAGAAATTGCGGTACATGTTCAAGGAAATTCAGCCGTCGTTTCAGGCGCACTGCCCGAAGGACCGGAACAATTTCCTCTCGTACTCGTACGTCCTCTACAAATTTTGCGAGCTTCTGGAACTCGATGAGTATCTCTCTTGCTTCCAGCTCCTCAAGAACCGGGACAAATTATACGTGCAGGACAAAATTTGGCAGAAAATTTGTGCGGACCTCTCGTGGCAATTCATACGCTCCATATAGGGGGGCAGTCTGCCCCCCTTGACCCCCCTCATTAGTTGAAAATATATTAGTCCCCAAAAACAAAGTTGAAAATTTTAGGGGGCAGTCTGCCACTGCTTGCGCCCGACCCCCCTCATTAAATGAATACCCTATCTCCGCCGTCTGCGCCGAGTAGACTTGCCACCAACGATAAGGTTTCGCCTACGAGCCCGTGTTGCCCCTTTCGTATGAAGAGATGTACCTTCCATCTCCACCATTTCAAGAACCGTCTTAAGCCGCTCGATAGCAATCGTCAATATTTCCATATATTCTTCAGGGATTTTCTCGCTAAATATAGGATTTGTATTCCCTACAATTTCAACGCTGAGTATATTTTCGTGTTCGCCACCCCCTCTATAATTTCTCGGATCTCTGCTACGCCCTTTGTGCCCTCGTCCTTCCGCTATAACGGTAAGTACATTGGTGATCACTCCAAAAAGTAATACAGCTAAAAACATTCCCGAAAATCTCCACATTTCATCTCGCGCACGCGGCCCATGTACGAAATCACCCATATCATTATGTAAACCTACCAATCTTTGAAGGATATAACCTTCTATGGCAACTATAGTCCCATTAAAAATGACTCGTATCGTTGGCCAAGGCAACTGCTTAACGTCTCTTTCCGTTAGTAATTTTCTACATAAAGGACACTCGTACGGTTGCCTTTTCCTTATATTTATAACTAACCACCCCTGTATACATTTAAAATGAGCCCTATGAGGAGCGACCCCCACCTCTACAGCGTGTATATCAATGCACGGGTTTTCTGCATTACACTCTTCATGACATATAAGGCACTGATCAGGATCGTCCATTCCTCCTGATATGTATTTAGTTATTCGTCATCATTGGAGTTGGACCATAAATTCTCCCTGAATAATTCCACATTATCATTATTATGCCTCAACCGGTTTGACATGTTTCCTATGAGCCTGGGGCGAACCGGTATAGGTCGGGGATAGGTCCCTATCCTATTGTTATTTCCACTGTACATTCTGGGCGGACCCAAAATACCTTCATTCATGGACCCATTATTCCTCCAACTATTACGATGCACAAAATTCCTTACAACAGTCCGCGGACGTCTATTCGTAAATTTTCTAGGTAAATTGCGACGTAATTTTCTTCTTGTATTTGCGGCGAGCATGTATCTCCTCATACGATTATTACGAGTATTGGCCATTCCTATTATATTCTGACACTAAAAGTGTCGGAATATAGTTGGTAGTAAATATTGCATTTTATGCAGGCGGGGGGCGGCGGCGTAGCCGTTGCCCCTTAATACGGGGGTTTAAGGGGGGGATGCTCCGCATCACCCCCTAGGGAACCCGACCAGGTTCGCGCCCAGACCGAAGCCCGCGCCCTGGCGAGCGGAGTAGCCGATGCTGGGAGACACAACGTCCAGGATGGCGAAAACGGCCGCAGCGACGATACCGAGGCTCAGAATCTCCTCCGCGGGCAGAGTGCGCTTAGGAATGAAGATCGCCGCCACCGCGACGAACAGACCCTCGACTAGGTACTTTATGCAACGGTTGACAATTTCAGCCGTGGAATCCATTATACTTCTACTATAGAAATTTTTGCAGAGTGCGTTCAAGGTCTAAACGACCCTTTCCAATCTCTAACTATAGGAAATGGCAGAGGCACGTGAGGACTTTCTAACAGAGGACGCGCCTGTGCCTGGGCAGACTTTCTGCCTGCTGAGCTTTCTCAGCCCGGAGAATGTTCTGAAGAAGAAGGACCTGTTTTTCTTCAACTCCTTTCTTGAGGGCTTCGATTACAGTAGCCGGGTGAAGAGTTTCGAGGGCTTTCTCATGACCACCGTGAAGGCCGTGAACGACAAGCTGACCGCAGAGGCGGACGCGGCGGAGGTGAAGGACCTGAGCGGCGTGGCGCAGACAATCCGCGACTCCCGTGTTCGTGTGGATACGGTGATGGACGACTTTCAGAAGTACGTGGAGAGCGCCAAGAAGGAGCTGAAGGAGTCCGTTCTGAAGGAGCGCTACGAGGACTTTCTTTACACGAATCGCCAGGCACTCGAGGACAAGTTTTACGCGCTGAATGAGTTCCGTACAACTGTCCGGGGACTGAAGATTCGCGGCACATATTCCACAAGGGAGGAGGCGGTGGCGCGGTCCAAGAAGCTCCAGCGCCTCGACCCGCTCCACAATATCTTTGTGGGCGAGATTGGAAAGTGGCTGCCGTGGGATCCGGAACCCTCTCAGGTCGGCGAGCAGGAGTACGCGGAGGAGGAGCTAAATACGCTAATGAAGAAGTACAAGGAGAACGAGGACGCGAAGGACCTCTTTGAGCGCGAGAAGCGTACGAAGATGATGGGGGGTGCCCGCAAGTCGACTATGACGGTTACCAATGATACGGAGGAGGGCGCGTCAGATGCCGTCAATAGCGTTACCGAGCAGACGGCCGGGATGTTTTCGGGTGACGGGCCGGCGGACCTGGCGATTGCGAGAAAGATGGAGAAGAACTGAGGAGACGTTGATATAATCACGGGTCTAAATATTAGTTATCATTGATACCTAATATTTAGCGTTTAGTGCCGGCAAATCAGTCGGTAGGAGACGCAGTCACGGAGTGGCAGGTATTGTCCATGCAGAACTCGCCCTCCCCGCAAGTGATTCCCTTGCAGTCGAGATTACGAAACCCATCAGGAAACGCGGGAGCAAACATATTCCGCAGATAGGGAAGGAATACCAGAACCAGTACAACAAGTACTAATAAAATGCCGACGACGTTCGTCTGCTTTTTAGAGGCCATTCTGTAATTAGCAGGGATTTTAGATTCTGGCCGGTAATACTGGCAGGGGAATCTTCTCTTCCAGCGGCTTCGGATCCGTGTTAATGCACAGACCGTTTCCGCACTTCGTTCCATCCGGGCACGACTTCATGCCTGTACCACAGGCTCTGGCGCGTCCCCCCGTAATAATCGGCATCTGGAATCCCTCTTTCACAGTTTGAGAGGCCTTCCCGAAATTCAGCATCGGCTGAATACGCGTGTAGCGATCCACTACCAATAGGGTTATCGCAATCGCAGCTATGGAGCCAAGTTTAACATATGTCGACGCCATGTCTTACTGATTCTTGCGAACATTAATTGCCGGCCCTTTGAGGCGCTTCGCGGCATTCGGATCGTACGGATTCATCTCGTCCTCCTTGGCCTGATAGTACTGGGCGGAGTGCTGCCAGAATTCGGGCGCGCCAATCCGGAAGTCTCCATGCGTATCGGCCTTGTACCAGAAGATGCAGTCCTCCAGCTTGGCGGACTGGCTCGTATTGTCAATCACGAGGCATTCGTAATTCTGCGTGCACTGGTCCATGATCTGACAGAAGAACTCGAATGACGGGAATGCGGACGCATAGTTATCGAAGATACGTTTCCGGTTATTCAGGTACGGTTCACGCAGAATGAACACGAAATCCACGTTCGTACGGAGAGCCGG